TTATTAATGGAACTTGAAGATTTATCTGAAGAGTCTGATATTGATGAAGGAGATGAATAATGGAAAATAAATTTGACCCAAAAGCTAAAGTTAAACAAGGCGATCTTGGTACAGCACCTGATGGCAAACAGCCTAATCAGGAGCCAACTAATATTGACTTTAATAAACATGCACCTGGAAAGTATCAATCTAAAAATTATTTAGAGTCTGAAGAAGGTTCTTTGTATAAAGATGGGAAGTATGTTACTAAGTCAGGTAAAGAACATGTACAAGATTCTGTATTTAAATTAGCTGACCAAAAGGATTACTAATGACAAAAAAAAATCAAAAAGAATTTAATAAAAAAGTTTTTAAAGAATATAAAAAAATAAGCAAAAGAAACTTTGATATTGCAAGTTCTAAAGATGTAGCAAAAGGTAAAGCTCCACCTAGTATAATAGGAGAAGCTTCTACTATAGCTTCAGAATGGGGCACTAGAAAATCTTCTGATAAAAAAGCAAAAAAAGCAGTTAAAAACGTAAAATTAAAAAATAAAAAGTTTTATGGTTACTCATGGGGTAAACATAAATAAAAACTAGGAGACACAATGGACATAAATAAAAGATACAAGCATGGTGAACTTTCACCTGATGTTGCTAAAACTAAAAATGAAAAATTAGCAATTGATCCTAACGCTAAAGTTAAACAAGGAACTTTAGGACCAGATCATGCATTAGGAAAAAAAGATAAAGTTGACCCATCTATTTTTAGAATGGCTGAACAAAGAGATTACTAATTATGGCTCTAACAGAATCAAACGGTAAAAAAAATAAAAACTATGGTAATGATAAATCAGCTTTAAAAGCAAAAGCTAAACGTATGCTTGTTGCTGATGTATCAGCTAATGATATTAAATTAATTAATAAATTTACTAATGAAAAGTCAACAGTGGATGATGTTAGATCTTTAGAAGAACATTCAGGATTAGGATTAAGTAAAGGTAAACATGGTATAACTGATAAAGAAATAAAAGATGTTATATCAGGTAAAATAAAAGAACCTACAGGAATACACAAAAAGAAAAAAAGTTGGATTAAAAAACTTTTAGATTAATAATATGGCTATAAAAAAATATACTAACGAGCACGGTAAATTTAATCAATTTGATAAGTACTCTAATATATTTAAAAAAGAAAAAAAAGAAAAGCCTGTATTTGAAGTTGCTAATTTACCTGGGCAAGAAGTTATGCCTGGAGAAAAAAAATCTTCAACACTTGATTTAGAAACAGCAAAAACAATAAGTGGTAATCCTTCTTTGACAAGAGAAGAATTAAAATCTTTTAAAGAGACTACAAAAAATAAACAAGAAATAGAATCAAATATATAAAATGGATACAAAAGACGAAAACTTAGATCCATTTGTTGGATTTATAAGAGAGAGATTTCAACAAGCGGAAACAGCTAGACTCTACGATGAGAAGAGATGGCTTAAAGCCTATCGAAATTATAGAGGATTATACGGACCAGAAATGGCTTTTCGTGATAGTGAAAAGTCTAAAGTTTTTGTTAAAATAACTAAAACAAAAGTACTTGCCGCTTTTGGACAAATTATTGAAGTATTATTTTCTAGTGGTAAATTTCCAATTGGTATAAGACCTACAGCAGTTCCTGAAGGAATTGACGAGTATGCACATATTACAAAAGTAGGACAACCACAACAAGCTAATGGTCAAGCTCAACCAAATGGTCAAGATACACAAAGCCCATATGGTTTTGCTGGAGATGGTGGTGAATTACCTAAAGGTGCTACTGCTGAATCTTTAATGAAAGACTTAGCACAAGAATATAAAAATTTAGGTTTTGAAGAAGGACCTTCACCTGATAATAAATCAATGCCACAAATAGAACCTGCAGATATAGCAGCAGGTAAAATGCAAAAATTAATTCATGATCAATTAGAAGAAAGTGAAGCTATTACAATTCTTCGTCATGTATTTTTTGAAATGTGCTTATTAGGTACTGGTATTTTAAAAGGACCTTTTACATCTGAAAAAATACAATACTCATATGCTTCAGATCAAGAAACAGGTGCACTTGCATCTATGCAAAAATCTAAAGTAGTACCTTCAATAGAAGCAGTATCATGTTGGGATTTTTACTCAGACCCAAATGCAACTAGTATAAATGATGCTGAATATGTTATTCAAAGACATTCATTAAACAAAGAACAGTTTGCAGCATTAGCTAAAAAACCTTTATTTAAATTAGATGCAATTAGAGAATGTTTAGAAATGGGACCTAACTATCAAACAAGAGGATATGAATCTTCTTTGTATGATAGAGAAAATGTACAAACACTTTATAAAAATAGATTTGAAGTTTTAGAATATTGGGGATTAGTTTCTAAACAAATAGCAAAAGAATTAGATTTAGAAGTTGATGATGAGTTAGATGTTATATCTGTTAATGTATGGATATGTGGTGGTAAAGTTTTAAGATGTGTAGAAAATCCATTTACACCAAAAAGAATACCTTATATGGTATGCCCATATGAATTAAATCCGTATCAATTTTTTGGAGTAGGTATTCCAGAAAATATGAGTGACTCACAACAAGTTATGAATGGTCATGCGAGAATGGCAATTGATAACTTAGCACTATCAGGAAGTTTAGTATTTGATGTAGATGAAACAATGTTAGTACCAGGTCAAGATATGAAAGTATTTCCTGGTAAAATATTTAGAAGACAAAGTGGACAACCTGGAGCAGCAATACATGGTCTTAAGTTTCCAAATACATCACAAGAGAATTTAATGATGTTTGATCGGTTTAGACAATTAGCCGATGAAGCAACAGGTATTCCTTCGTACTCACATGGTACTACAGGAGTACAATCAACTACTAGAACAGCAGCGGGTATGTCTATGCTCATGGGTGCTGCAGCTCTAAGTATTAAAACAGTTATCAAAAATATTGATGACTATTTACTAAAGCCCCTAGGACAATCTTTATTTCATTGGAATATGCAATTTAATATTGATAGACCAGAAATAAAAGGTGATCTAGATATTAAAGCACAGGGAACATCTTCTCTAATGCAAAAAGAAGTTAGATCACAACGACTAATGACATTTATGCAGACAGCTTCGAACCCATCGTTAGCACCGTTTGTTAAATGGCATACATGTTTAAAAGAAGTTGCTAAAGCTTTGGATATAGATCCAGATCAATTAATTAATGATCCAGAGAAAGCAGCAATATACGCACACATAATGGGGATGGCAAATGGAAATCAACAAAATACAAGCAATAGTGGACAACAAAGCCCAATGGCAAATATGGGAGGAGTACCTCCAGGAGCTTCGCCAACAGATCCAACAGGAGCTGGAGGTGGCAACATCGGTACAGGTAATGCACCAATGCCAGGGGAAGCTGGCTTTAGTTCGAAAGCTACTCAGCCTACCACAGGCAATAAAACGCAGTAAGGAATAATATGGCAACTTGGAATGTAGATAGAAAAAAGGGTGGTACTTATTCATTTAAGTTAGATGCTCAAGGAAATTATGGATTACATAAAGATGGATTTGAAGGTGTTAAAACTTTAAATCTTCCAGAATTAAAAAAAGAATCAAAAGCAACTATATCACCAGTTGATGATAGTACTAAAAAAGCAAGTGATCAAACTAAAGAAGCATTTGGAGACGTTCAACCATTTTATTATCGAGGTGGTGGTGCAGATCAGCAGTATACTCAACAGTATGACATGGTTAAAGATAAATCATTAGATACTGATATTAATCAAACTTATTTTAAACCTAATATGTTAGATGTATCTGGTGAAGTACAACCTATGACTAAAGATACAGTTTATCAAGATGCAATAATGAGAGGTGAAAAAGGAATTAAAGCTGAAGCACCTACTGAAAAAAAACAAATTGGTAGAGTAAATGTAGATCAAGTATTAAATGAAAGAAATTTAAAAAGTACACCATCTGTTAATCCTGTAGGTGGAGTAGATCAAATGGCAAAAGATGCTATGTCTGTACCAGGAAAAACAACTGTATCAGATTTACAAAAACAATCACAATTAGGTGTAAGAGTACCAGATAGAATTAGTAGTCCATTAAGACCAGCAATTGAAAAATCTACTTTAACTAACACTGCACTTAAAAAAGTAAATACTGCATCAAATGTTTTAGCTAAAGCAGTAGGATTTGTAATGGATAATACTTTAATAGGAAAAGCTTTAAGCTCTATTAAAGAAACTCCTGTAAACAAACATGATAAATCTTATTTTAATGTACGAGCAGGTGATAGCACAGGACAAAGAATAGCAGGTAATCCTGCAACAGATTTATATGCAGGTATGAATAGAGTATCCGCATTCGGTAATTTAGAAAAAGCTGGTACTAAAAGAATTGAAACTAGAGAAAAAACAATTGCAAGAAAAGGCTACAAAAAAGGTGATAAGTTTTATGATGATACTCAAAAAATGAAAGAACAACAAAAAGAGTATAGAGCATCTAAAAATAAAGCTACAGTAAAAGCTGCAGTTAAAAAAGGTGCTAGCATTCATAATCCAAATGAAATGAGATCAGCTGGTAATGGTGGAAACGGAGGTGGCGGAAGAGTCATCTGTACAGAATTACATAGCACAGGAGAAATGTCTACTGTTGATTGGGTAAGAGATACAAGATTTACATTTAAAACTTTAACTAAAAGTCATGTTAAAGGATATTTATTTTGGGCAATACCAACTGTAAAACATATGAAAAAATATCCACTATATAGAAAAATTTGGAAACATATTGCACAACATAGAGCTAATGATATAGCATGGAGATTAGGTGAAAGTAAATTTGATTTACTTGGAAGAATATACGCAGGTATAGGAGAACCTACATGTTGGTTAATTGGAAAATTTGTTAGTGATAAACAATACAATGAATTAAATCTTAAAAATTGGAGAAAAGCATAATGGCAATAGGACCAGACAATCAAGTAACTACAACAGGATTAATGGGAGCAACACCAAATTTACCTGCTCCACCTGATATGTCAGGACTAAACCAAGCACAATCACAAGAAGGTCAAGCACCTGCACCAATGGCAGAAAGACCTGCACCTGAAAGAACACAAGATCCAAATATAGACGAAAGAATACAGAATTTAAATGAAACAGAAATAGCACAATTAGATGGATTATTAGGTCCAAGTAATGCAGCTATTTTAAAGAAGATTGCACCTGAAGCTAGTGGTTTAATAGATCAATTTACAAGCGAAGAAGATGTAGTATCTTTACCAATATCAGCTATTAAAGCTTATGCTATGAAGATATATGGTGGAGATGAAAAACTAGCAGTGCAAAATTTCATAACCGATTTGTCTGGTCAAGAGCCAGATGATACTAATGTGCCACCTGATACGGCAACTGAATCTACAGGTATGATGACTCAACAGTCTGATGATCTACCTTCAGATATACAAGCTATAGACGAAGGAACAGAAACAGTCTAGTATCAGCCCACAAATTATGGAAGTGAGCTACCCTTATCCATAAGGCACTCAACCTAAGAGGAAAATAAAAATGGAAAATGAAGAAAACAAGGCAGTTGAAGTTTCTGAAGAAACAGTAGAAACAAAAGAAGAAACTAAAACTGAAAAACCTAAACTTTTTAAGAAACCAAAAGCAAAACTTTATAGTAAAACACGTGAAGAAACAGACGATGCTGAAACTGAAGCATTTGCAAGAGGTGAATTAGCAAAGTTTAATAGAGAACAAGCAGAAACAGCAACCGTTCAAAAGGACACTGAAGCATCAGAAGAAATTGCAAGCTCAGATGGTAAAGCTACTCCTTCAACTGAACGCCCTGAAAATGCAGAAGAACGTGTTTTTAAGAAACGTTATGACGATTTGAAAAGACACTATGATTCTACACTTGGAAAGCATAAAGATGAAGTTCGTACTTTAAGAACTCAACTTGAACAATCATCTAAACAGTTTGTTCCACCTAAGTCTAAAGAAGAATTAGAGGCTTGGAGAAAAGAGTATCCTGATGTATATGATATGGTTGAAACCATAGCTATGACAAAAGCTGATACTAGAGCAAAGGAGATGGAGGATAAATACCAAAATCTTCAAGTTCAACAAGAACAAATTAGTAGAGAAAAAGCTGAAGTGGAATTGTTAAAAGTACATCCTGATTATAAAGACATTCGTCAAAAAGATGAATTTCATGAATGGGCTGCTAAACAAGATCCTACTATACAAGGTTGGTTGTATGAAAATACTTCTAACGCATCATTAGCTGGAAGAGCTATTGACTTATATAAGATGGATACTGGTATTAGCAAACTATCAAAAAAACAGGAAACAGCTGTTAAGAAAGAAGCAGCTAAAGCTATAACAAAAACTGCTAAAGCTACTGAGACAGAGTTACCTAAAAAGAAAGTTTGGTCTAATGCTGAAATCAGTAAAATGACTGTTCGTGAGTATGAGAAATACGAAGAAGAAATTGATAAAGCTATACGAGAAGGTAGAATCCAACCTTAACAATAATAACTATATAATAGGAGACAAACACTATGGCTACTATGGGACTAGCGACTGGTTATCAAAATTTACCTTCGGGAAATTGGGTACCAGCGGTATATAGTCAAAAGGTTCAAAAGTTTTTCAGACGTGCATCAGTTGTTGAAGATATTACTAA